TTGCTAAAAATCTAATTTCCAGATGAAGTATTAAAAAAAATATTATATTAACATTATATAAGACTAAAATCTTAGTCAACTAAAATAATAGAGAGAAGCAAAATAATGGCTACAAAAAAAGCGGGAAAAGAAGTAGAAAACACCACTTGCTACACATATAAAGTAGAGATGTTAATTCAAGTCCTTGCTAAGGATGAACCAACAGCTTTGGATCAATTAGAAAAATCTGGTGGCTATGTTACAGATAGACAAGTTACTCTAATGGATAGTGTTGCTTTATATAATGGTGAAAAGGGATAACTTTTTATCTCCCGCCCTTTTAAGGGGTAGGATGTGGTGATACCACCAAATAACCCTGTTAGGGCCTTAAAACCCTCTCAGGGTATTTTTATGGGGTATTATAGGAAATAGCTAAGATGTGAAAATGGGGTCTCTTCTCGCCGAAGCACTTTTTTCGCACTAATTGCACTATATGACCGATATGTCCTATATTATATGCATATATAACAAGAAACCCAATCAGAGGCGGATCCGATTGGGTTCTTTATATCTTGCGATATATGTACGTAGGAACATGTGGGATGCTACAACTACGCACAATTCAATTGTAAAATAGCTTTTATTCTAAGTCAACTGTTTTTAAAATAAAGTTTGCTGACCATCTTCGTCTGGTGCAGAGTATGATGGGGCGGGTCCAAGAAGGTACCCTTCCTCATGATATGAAACCATCTTAGATACATCCTCTGGCCCAACTAGTTTATTTGCAATAATTGTTAATAGGTCATATATACGGTGTAACATAATATAATTAACCATTGGTAGGTTATCTTCTAATGCTGAGGATTTTTCTTCATTTGTCATCTGGTCTACCTAAGTCTTCCCAAAATTTTTCCCGCCCCATATTATCAGTTGGAATAATAGGGGTGCTGTTACATTGGCAATCTTTATCACATGTCATTTTTAACCTTTTTCATAGTCTTTATAATTTCGTCATAAAAACCAAATCCTATAAATTTTTTATATTCACAAGATAGGCAATACAAGTATACCTCGTCTTCATTTGTCTGATTAGGAAGAAGAAGACCTTGATCTAGTGGGCAAACCAATCTAGGAACAAGGCCTTCTTCAGAAAGTGCTATGTATTGAGATACTTGCTGTATCCTACGCATTTTCTCCTACTTCAAGGTAGTTGGGAATTTAGTATAAAATTCCTTCGCTCTTGGGGTTAGACCCTTCCAAGCTGACCAATTTGTACCGCCCTTGGTCATATAGTACGTTATCTCTGCGTTTATTACTGGATCAAATAGTAGTACATTTGATCGCAGGTCAAATTTTTCTTTACGAGCAACACCAAGGTTTCCCAACATGTTGATCTGAAAAATTCCATAGGAACTGTCTCCAGTATTCCTGTTGCCATTATATGCTAGTGGGCGTCCACTGGACTCCGTCTTTGCAATGGCCCAAGCCGTTCTAAGGGCTTTTCCTTCAAAACCTACTGCTGCCAGTAGTTCTTTCAATTCAATGTCTGAAAGCTTTTCCGAAGGCTTGTAAACAGTATTGCTGTACTTCTCTAAGGTTTCTTGCTTAAGTTGTACTTCTGTCTTTGGTTCTACTTTTAAAGCTTGAGCGGGGATCACGGTATTGTTTGTAAATAGGAATAATGTTATCATTACTACTACAGTCGTACTGTGAGCAAAATCGCTTAGCTTTTGCTTTATATTCTCCATTGGCATTTCCTCCTTTAGAGATAACGAACTATAATCTTAACATTGTCAGTAAGTTACTGTCAAGTCAGTTGACCAGAAAGATATTATGGATATTTCATTTTCTACGCCAATAAGTAACCTAAAAACTTCAAATGGTTACGGTCATGCTGCGTCAAGAATAGTAGATTCATTAAAAAGATTAGGTCATAATGTACCATTTCAGGACGCAAGGGCGGATGTTCAATTAAATTTTTCTCAGCCTGTGTATTATAAGTTACACAGAAATCAGTATCAAATTAGTTATACACCATGGGAATCAACAGTTGTCCCAAAGGAATGGTTTGAGTATTTAGACGCATGTAATGAAATATGGACAACTTCAGATTGGTGCAAAGAAGTTTTTGAAGCAAATGGAATTAAAGATGTTAAAGTTTTTCCACATGGTATTGATCCAATATGGAGACCAAAGAAAAGAAAGCTAGAACATGGTAGACCAATAAAATTTTTGCATGTTGGTGAGCCAGCACCAAGAAAAGCAGGACAAATGGTGGTAGACGCATTTACAGCTTTGTATGGAAATAACCCCTTTTACTCTTTAACCATAAAAGCATATAAGAGCAATACTACCCGTATCTATAATAACTATATGGATAAAAACATAATCGGTGTTCCAGATGAAAAGTTTAGTAATATAAAAATAATTACAGAAGATATGTCAGAAGAAGAACTGGTAAAACTTTATCATGACCATGATGTTTTAATTTATCCAAGTTATGGTGAAGGATTTGGGTTTATTCCATTTCAAGCACTTGCTACTGGTATGCCAGTAATTTGTACAGATGGTTGGGCCCATTACGATAAGTATCTTGGTCCACTAAAATTAAAATCAGATTTAGTTAAATCACCTTGGCCAGTTCATGAAGGTAAAGTTTTTGAACCAGAGTATCAACATCTACTTGAGCTTATGAGAGATGTTTCAATCAACTACAATGGATATGCTGGATATTACTTCGCCCAGTCAACTAAACTTCATGAAGAATATAATTGGGATCGGTTGACTAATAAGGCCTTTGAGCATATTTTTAAAAAGTTTTCTTAAGGCCTTCCCCACTATAATAAAGTTTGATACACTTAGACTTCATTCAAATTTAATCAATCCGTTAGGCGGAAGAAAAGGTGTCACTAAAAATGTCAAGAACTATTGAAAACCCGTACGAAAACTTTATTGCTTTGTCTCGCTATGCAAGATGGATGCCAGAGCAAAATCGTCGTGAAACATGGGGTGAGACAGTAGATCGTTATTTTGACTATATGCTAGGACATCTAGATAAGAATTATAGCTATAAGCCAGATGCAAAGATTGTTGAAGAACTTCGCAATGCTGTATTTAATCGTAATGTTATGCCATCAATGCGATCAGTAATGACTGCAGGTGCTGCATTAGATAGAGATCATGTTGCAGGGTATAACTGTTCATTTGTTCCAGTAGATAATCCAAGATCATTTGATGAAACAATGTATATCTTGATGTGTGGAACAGGTGTTGGATTCTCTGTTGAGTATAAGTATGTTAATAAGCTTCCTGCCGTCCCAGATTCATTAGAAAAGTCAAACACAGTTGTCATTGTTGAAGATTCAAAGCAGGGCTGGGCTAAAGCATACCGTGAACTACTTGCATTGCTATGGTCAGGACAGATTCCAGCAATTGATGTTAGCAAGTTGCGACCAGCAGGCGCAAGACTAAAGACTATGGGCGGAAGATCATCAGGTCCACAACCGCTAGTTAATCTTTTTGATTTTACAATTGCAAAGTTTAAGTCTGCAACAGGACGTCAGTTAAAGCCAATTGAGGCACATGACATTATGTGTAAGATTGGAGAGATTGTAGTTGTTGGCGGAGTTCGCAGATCAGCAATGATTTCTCTTTCAAATATTAATGATATTGAAATGGCTCAAGCCAAGTCAGGTAACTGGTGGGAGAATAACTCACAGCGTGCATTGTCAAACAACTCTGTTGCATATTCTCGCAAGCCAGAGATGGAGCAGTTTATTGCAGAATGGAAATCTTTATATGATTCAAAATCAGGAGAACGTGGAATTTACAATGTTGCAGCAGCACAAGCACAGGCAGCAAAGTACGGACGAAGAGATCCAGAGATTCATTATGGAACAAACCCATGTTCAGAAATTATTCTACGACCTTATCAGTTTTGTAATCTTTCAGAAGTCGTATTACGTGAAAAGGACACAGTTGAAGATGTCAAAAATAAAGTTCGCCTTGCAACAATTCTTGGAACGTGGCAGTCAACATTAACTGATTTTAAGTACCTTCGTAAAATTTGGAAGGACAATACAGAAGAGGAGCGTTTGCTAGGAGTATCTTTAACTGGACAATTTGGACATAAGTTTTTTTCTGGTAAAGAAGATATTAATAAATTAGAAAAGGTTTTAGTAAGCCTTCGTGAGTCAGCAAGAGATGTAAACAAGTCTGAAGCCAATAAGATTGGAATTCAGGAATCTGCTGCAATCACATGTGTAAAGCCTTCAGGAACTGTTTCACAGCTTGTAGGAGTTTCTTCAGGAATGCACCCATGGCATTCAGATTATTATATTCGTACAGTTCGTGGAGACAAGAAAGATCCAATTTCTACATTCTTAAAGGAAGTCGGAATCCCAGTAGAAGATGATGTAATGAAGCCAAATGATACATACGTATTTTCATTTCCAGTTAAAGCACCAGAAGGCGCAATTGTTAGAAATGATTTAACAGCACTTGATCATTTAAAGACATGGCTAGTTTATCAGCGTGCATGGTGTGAGCACAAGCCATCAATTACAGTATCTGTAAAAGAAGAAGAGTGGATGGAAGTTGGTGCTTGGGTATATAAGCATTTTGATGAGGTATCTGGAATTTCATTCTTGCCGCATTCAGATCATACATATAAGCAGGCTCCATATCAGGAAGTAGACAAGCAAGAATATCTAGATTTGCTTTCAAAGATGCCAAAAGATATTCGGTGGGAAGATTTATCTTTCTACGAGACAGAGGACGGGACTAGCGGCTCACAAACCCTAGCCTGTACTTCTGACGGAAACTGTGAGATTGTAGATATTTCAGCTTAATGGTAGAATAATAGTATTGGGGGAAATACCCTCAAAATTCTGGGCACAACGCCCAAAATTGGAGATGATCAAATGAACAGAGATCTAAACAAGGACGGAAAGGTTACAATGACAGAGGAAATTTTAGCAGCGCTAGGAACATATGCACGAGCATTTCTTTCAGCAGCAATTGCTTTGTACATGACTGGAAATACAAATCCAAGAGATTTGCTAATGGGTGGCGTTGCCGCCGTTGCTCCAGTAATTTTGAAGGCTCTTAGCCCAAGTAATAAAGAATTTGGCTTTAAGTCAGCCAAGTAATTAAACACGATTAGGATTGCTCCTATGCTAAAATGAGCATAGGAGTTTTCCTATTTAGGAGTACTAGTAAATGGCAGGACAAAAAAATTGGGAAGTAGATCAAAATGCTACTTTCTCGTTTATCGTTGAATACAAAGATCCAGAAGGCGATCCTATAGATCTCACTGGAGCTTCCGCTAAAATGCAGGTCCGTGATACAAAAGGCGGAAGCAAGTTAGCGTTTACATTAACTTCACCTAGCGGTGGAATAACGATTGATCCTACCAATGGCCAGCTCACAATTAGGATGACACCTACCCAGACAAACAAATTGTTTTTTCCAAAATCCTCATACGATATTATGCTTACTGACTCAAACTCAAATAAGGTTAAGATACTTGAAGGATTTATGACATTATCAAGGTCGGTGACAATATAATGGTAGATTTAGTAACGTCTATATCATCTAGAAATCAAGTTACAGTAACAGTTCCTGGACCACAAGGCCCAAGAGGAAAAACAATATTAAATGGATCTGGCGTACCAGCAAATAACTTGGGGCTACAAAATGATTATTACTACGATACAGTATCAAAAATATTTTATGGTCCAAAGCCATCTGACGTAACATGGTCTGGTGCAGTAACAGTTACTTTGGGGCCTGGCGCTGCTGGAAATTACGCACATACAGCAACATGGGAAATTGGTTCCGTAACAGGCCCAGTCAATGAAATTTATTCAAAAGCAATAACACATAACTTAGGTTTCTATCCTAATGTAACAATTAAGGATAGTGCAGGAAATATATTAGAAACAGGAATAGACTATAATAGTCTTAACCAAATAACACTTACGATGGCTCAACCATTCGGAGGGACAGCTTACCTGTCATAAGGAGAAAAAAATGGCAAGAAAATTTGTAGTAGGCATTGACCTCAATAAGAATGAGTTGCAAAATGCCAGAATTCAAAATTTATCAACAGCACCAGCATCACCAGTTGTTGGTCAAATTTACTTTGATACAGTCCTTGGATATTTACGTTCATGGAATGGTTCAGCTTGGATTAACACAAGCACAGGAGCTCAAGGTACTACTGGTGCACAGGGAACACTTGGTGCACAAGGTACTCAAGGAACTGAAGGAGCACAAGGCTCCGCTGGAGCACAAGGTTTAGATGGTTCTAATGGAACTCAAGGCACTGAAGGTGCACAGGGAACAGAAGGCGCTCAAGGTGTTGAAGGAGCGCAGGGCACCGAAGGTATACAAGGCGTTCAAGGTACAGAAGGAACTCAAGGAGCGCAAGGTACCGAAGGTGCACAGGGCACACAGGGAACAGAAGGCGCACAAGGAACACAGGGTGCCGTTGGTGCTCAAGGTCTTGAAGGGTCACAGGGTGCACAGGGTGCCGAAGGTAACTTTGGTGGTATCACAGTTGTTTACAACTACGATGACACCGTTACAATGGCAGACCCAGGCGACAACAATGCTCGCCTTAACAACGCAAACTTAACTCTAGTTACACGTCTTGCATTGGATGATAATCCTGCTGATGGTAACTACGATGTCTCTAACTTCTTAACCACTATCGATGATTCCACATCTACCATCAAGGGTCACGTAAAGGTATCTAAGAAGTTTGATACTGCTACTTTTGCACTCTACACAATCTCTGGCGTTACAGACACAGCGCCAAACTGGTTTGATGTAGAAGTTGCTTACGTATCTGGTAACGGAACCTTTACTGATGGAGATGCTTTACTCTTCACATTTGCTCGTACTGGTGATGTCGGTGCTCAAGGTACCCAAGGTACTGAAGGAGCACAGGGCGTACAAGGTACAGTAGGCTCTCAAGGAACTCAAGGCACACTAGGTGCACAAGGAACCCAGGGAACACAGGGTGTACAGGGCGTAGAGGGTGAACAGGGAACTCAAGGTACTGTTGGCTCTCAAGGTACAGTTGGTAGCCAAGGTACAGAAGGTTCACAAGGAACAACTGGAGCTCAAGGTACACAGGGAACTGAGGGAACTCAGGGCGTAGAAGGTTCACAAGGTACACAAGGTGTACAGGGAACTGAAGGTGCACAGGGAGTACAAGGATCTGAAGGAACACAGGGTACACAAGGAACTCTAGGTGCTCAGGGAACCCAAGGAACTCAAGGAGCGCAAGGCCTAGAAGGTCAACAAGGCTTACAAGGTGCTGAAGGATCATTTGGTGGTGTAACTGTTGAGTACAACTACGACTCATCAACAACAATGGCAGATCCAGGCAATACATACATCCGCCTTAACGCTGCTCCTGCATCTGCAACACACCTTGCAATTGATGACATTAACGCTGCGTCCGTAGATATTCATCCATATCTACAGACAATTGATGACTCTACTTCGACAATCAAGGGTCACGTAAAAGTTTCGCTCAAAGCAAATACTGCAGTATTTGCTATGTATGCAATCAACTCAATGGTTGATTACGCTACATACTTTGATATTGACATTACATACTTGTCTGGTTCTGGTTCTTTCACAGATGAAGACGATGTTCTTTTAACATTTGCTCGCACTGGTGACGTTGGTGCTCAAGGTACCCAAGGAACTGAAGGCGCACAAGGCGTTCAAGGAACTGAAGGAACTCAAGGCACACAGGGAACACTTGGAGCCCAAGGCACACAAGGTACTCAAGGAGTACAAGGTGTCGAAGGTACACAGGGAACTCAAGGCACTCAGGGTACACAGGGAGTCCAAGGTTCTGAAGGAACACAAGGAACCCAAGGTACAGTAGGTGCACAAGGAACTGAAGGTGCTCAAGGTACTCAAGGTACAGCAGCTCTCTGGAACTTCAGAGGCGCTTACGGCCCAGGAACATCTTACGCAATTGGGGACGTAGCAACTTATCAAGGACAAACTTGGTACCGCATCGATGCTCATGGTGGCAACGTTGGAGACACTCCTTCAGAAGGAACCTACTGGACACTACTTTCTGCACAGGGAGTACAAGGTACCGAAGGAACTCAAGGTGCTGAAGGCGCACAAGGTACTGTTGGTTCTCAAGGAACTGAAGGTGCACAGGGTACTATTGGATCTCAAGGTACTGAAGGTACTCAAGGAACCCAAGGAACACAAGGTGTACAAGGCGTACAAGGAACAGAGGGTACACAAGGTACTGAAGGACACTCTGATCGCTACAAGACAACCTCTTCTACAACACGTTCGATTGCAGTAGCAAACAACGTAAGTTTTGTGCTGGCTGATCCAGATCTTTCATACTCAGTGGGTCAAGATGTAGTAGTTGCTTACGATGTAAACAACAACATGTCTGCTACTGTAGTAAGCTACACATCAGGAACTAACACGCTCGTTGTAAATGTCAATGACGTCAGAGGTTCAGGAGAATACTCTTCTTGGTCTGTCAACCTTGATGGTGCTACTGGTGTACAAGGCACAACTGGTGCCCAAGGAACACAAGGCGTACAGGGTACAGAAGGTACTCAGGGAACCCAAGGTACACTAGGTGCACAAGGAACTGAAGGTGCACAGGGTACTATTGGATCTCAAGGTACTGAAGGAACCCAAGGAACCCAAGGAACACTTGGTACTCAAGGAACCGAAGGTGCTCAAGGTATTTCAGGACAGCTTGGAACATATGCAGAAACAATTACTCCAGCAAGTCCATATACAGCAACATCATTTAACATAGATCATAACTTAAATTCAACAGATATTCTTGTTACGGTATGGGAAATATCATCTGGAGCAGAAGTTGTAACAGATGTAATAAAGTCCAACGCAAACAGAGTGGCAATTGCATTTGCAGTAGCGCCAGTATCTGGAGAAACTTACAGAGTAGTAGTAAAGGCTTAAATAAATGGCTAAAAAGTTCTTAACTCCGATCACGTTGGTTAATATGGCTTCCGACCCAGTTAACCCAACAATAGGACAAATGTATTTTAATACACAGGAAAGAACTATTAAAGCTTATAACGGAGAAGTTTGGTATGAGGTGGCTGGTCCAAAAGCAATTTTGGACCATACACACTACACAGACGGTGGTATTAGAACTGTCGATTATGGAAACTATGCATCAGATAATGACTACATGGTTTCCATAAACGGCGGTGGATCAACAACAGTATTTAATGATACAATAGACGGGGGAACAGCATAATGGCAATTAGAATTCAATTAAGAAGAGACTCATCCAGTAACTGGACTACAAACAATCCACTACTATATCCAGGTGAAATGGGTATTGAGACAGACACAGGCAAATTTAAAATTGGTCCTGCAGTAAATGCCCCAACTGTTGGAACAGCATGGAATAGCATTACATCATACTCCAATATTACCCCGTCAGGATTACAAAGCTCACTTGGAGACTACGTGCCAACAACTGACGTAGGAGTTAAGGGCGGATTAGTAGAAATGGATGCAAGCGGAAATGCATTAATTCTAGGTCCAGGATTCATTGTAGAAGGTACAACAGACAATACAAATGAAACAACTGTAGTATTTACAGATCCTACAGCAGATAGAACAATTACATTCCCAGATGCTACTGGTACAGTAGTATTGGCAGATTCAACAAATACACTAACAAACAAGACTTTAACAAGCCCAACAATTTCAGGCTTGTATCTAAGTGATGCAAATATTGTATTTGAAGGTACAACAGCAGATTCATATGAATTAACATTAACAGCAGGTGAGCCTGGAGGAGATCGTACATTAACATTGCCAGATGCAACAGATACACTTGTTGGAAAAGCAACAACAGATACTTTAACAAATAAGACTCTCACATCTCCTAAAATTAATGAAAACGTAGAGCTATTAGCAACATCTACAGAATTAAACATTCTAGACGGCGCAACTTTATCTACAACTGAACTTAATTATGTAGATGGCGTTACATCAGCAATTCAGACTCAGATTGATGGAAAGATCTCAGCATCAAGCACAGACACCCTTACTAATAAGACATTAACCTCTCCTAAGATTAACGAAGATGTTGCTCTTACAGCAACTGCTACAGAGCTAAATTATGTTGATGGAGTAACATCTGCAATTCAGACACAACTAGATGCCAAGGCTTCATTATCTGGAGCAACATTTACAGGAGCAGTTTCTGGAACAAGCTTAACGCTTTCTGGAGACCTAACAGTTAATGGAACTACTACAACATTAAACTCAACAACAATATCCGTTGATGATAAAAATATTGAACTAGGCTCAGTTGCTACCCCCTCAGATTCTACAGCAGATGGCGGTGGAATAACATTAAAGGGTGCAACAGATAAAACTTTCAATTGGGTTGATGCCACAGACGCATGGACTTCATCAGAGCATATAAATCTTGCTTCAGGAAAGTCGTTATATTTAAACGGCACACTGCTAAAAGATACTGCAGAGACTCTTACAAATAAGACTCTTACAACACCAACAATTAATGGAGGAGAATTTACGGCTACTGGTGGAACTCCACGGATTCATGGAATATACCTTCCAGAACCACATGTTATTACATTTGAAGGTGCAACCAATAATGAGTTTGAAACAGTTTTAACAACTGTAGATCCTACAGCAGACAGAACAGTAAGTCTACCAGATGCTACCACAACTCTTGTTGGAAAAGATACTACAGATACATTAACAAATAAGACTTTAACAAGTCCTAAGATTAATGAGGATGTAGCGATTACAGCAACTTCCACAGAGCTAAATTATGTAGATGGAGTAACATCAGCAATTCAAACACAACTAGATGGCAAGGTAGATGAGTCATTATTTGACACAAAGGGAGATATTTTAGTTGCTTCAGCTGATAATACTCCAGCTAAGCTTGCCGTTGGTACAAACGGGTATTTGCTCACAGCAAACTCAGCTGCAACTAATGGGGTTGAGTGGGCGGCAGCACCAATCAGTCTTCCTTCTCAATCAGGAAATTCAGGTAAGTACCTAACAACAGATGGAACATCTGCTTCATGGGGAACATTAGTAGTACCAATTGTAACTGGAACAGACACTGTTACTGGAAATACAGTAGAAACTGTAGACACCACAGCATTGTCAGCATTTACATCAATTGAATATATGGTTTCATTAAAGCAGGCTACAAATAATAAGACAAGAACATCCAAGGTTCTTGTTCAAACAGATGGAACATCTGTAGATATGACAGAGTTTGCAATTACAGAAACTGGTGGAACAATTGCAGGAGTAGTTGTTTCAGCTGCAGTAGCTTCAACAGATGCAGTATTACAGGTAACCGTAACAGATGCAGCAACAAATAACGTAACAGTCAAATTCAGCAAAGTATCACTTTAAGGGGTAATTAATGTCTAATAAAGACTTTAAGGTAAAGAATGGATTAGTTATTCCCTCACTTTCTACAGCGGGAATTGTAAAAACTGATTCATCTGGCGTTATAAGCTCTTCGGCCACCCTAGCAATTTCAGAAGGTGGAACAGGACAGACAACCGCTGGAAATGCCTTAAACGCCCTGCTACCCCTTCAAACAGGTAACATAAATTACTACCTACAGACAAATGGTACAACTACACAATGGAATCAAGTCTTATCTACAGCTTATCAAACATCTGAACCATCTTCTCCAGTTACTGGACAAATTTGGGTAGACTCTGATTCATCTTCAGATGCATTTAGTCCAACAATTTACACTCGTCAGACATTTACTGCTACAGCAGCACAAACTGTATTTACAACTACAAATACATTTACAGATGGATACGAGCAGGTATTTTTAAATGGTGTCCTACTTGCTAGAACATCTGATTATACAACCTCAAATTCAAATACAATTACATTAGGATCTGGGGCGGCAGTAAATGATATCCTTGATGTAGTAATAATAGTTCTTCTTTCTCCTACTAATACATATACACAGGCAGAAATTAATTCAGCAATTTTAACTGCCGTCCCTTCCCAAACTGGGAATAGCGGCGAATATTTAACAACAAATGGAACAAGTACATCTTGGGCCACAATTGATTTATCATCTTATCTAACATCTTCAACTGCAGCATCAACTTATGCTACAATTACAAGAGTTAACGATATTGAAATAGCAAACATAATGGGAGCATACTAATGGCAAATACAGCAAAATCATTATTTAGAGGAGCGGCTACAACAAATACCGCTACAGTTTTATACACAGTTCCAACTACATCAACAACAACAGTTGTAACAAATATTGCTGTCACAAATACTGCTGCATCAGCAGGAACATTTACACTTGCCATTGATGGAGTAGCATTGCATACAACAACAGCAATTGCAGCAAACACAACAGTTTATATTGATTGCAAACAAGTAATTCCAGCAAATGCTACACCAAAGACAATTACAGGCGGAGCATCTGCTACAACAATTAATCTTCATATCAGCGGAATGGAGATTGTATAATGGGTATTAATGTAATTCTTGCGCCAAGCGCAGTAATTAACCTAGTAGGGGTGACTAAATAAAATTATGGCTAAAGTTGTTAAAGTATATGATGGAACAGCATGGCAAGATCTTGCTATTTCTACCCCCGTTGGTGCACAAGGAACTACTGGTACACAGGGTACAACTGGAACTACTGGTGCACAGGGAACTACGGGAACTCAGGGAACAACTGGAACACAAGGCACTACTGGTACACAGGGTACAACTGGAACTACTGGTGCACAGGGAACTACGGGAACTCAGGGAACAACTGGAACACAAGGCACTTCAGGTACTTCAATTCTAGGAACAAGTAATACATGGACTGGTACAAACAATTTCTCGGCGGCTGCCACTCTTACTGCTCCTATAGTCATCTCTCCTGAAGAGCGCACTACTATTTCAGCAACTGCTGCTACTGGAACAGTACAGTTTGACGCTGATACTCAGGGTGTTTTGTACTACACAACTAACGCTTCTGCTAACTGGACTCTCAACGTCCGTGGTACTTCTGGTACAACTTTGGCTTCAAAATTAGCAACTAATGATTCTTTAACAATTTCATTTTTAGTAACACAAGGTGCTACTGCATATCGACACACAGCATTAACTATTGATGGTAATGCACAGACTGTTTTATGGTCTGGAGGTACAACACCTGCAGCAGGTAACGCATCTGGAGTAGATGCTTACTCATTTACTATTATTAAAACCGCAGCAACCCCGACCTACACCGTTTTTGGTGCTGGTCCAATCAAATACGCTTAAGGAGATATAGATGCCATTTTTTAACCCTGTCGGTGGGGGTGGAGTTCCTTTAGCAACTGTTACTGGAACCACTGGTTCACCCAATGTTAATACATCTGCTCGTCCAGGTAAAACTATTTACACTTTTACTGGTTCTGGTAGCGTAACTATTGGTACTGCTGGCACTTGTGAGATTTTAGTTATCGGTGGTGGAGGTGGAGGAAGTTTTGGTGGCGGCGGTGCTGGAGGATTCCTTTATAATACTTCTGCATTTTTGCCTGCTGGTTCAAATACTGTAACCGTTGGTGGTGGTGGTACAAATGCAAATACCACTGTCTCAATAACAGGAACCAATGGTTCAACCTCACGCTTGGGTAGTTATTTTTCTCCAGGCGGCGGAGGCGGTGGCGGTAACCTCTCACAATATGGCGCTGTTGGAGGTACTGGAGGCTCAGGTGGCGGTAGCGGTGGATATAACAGCAGTCTAGGTGTAAATATAGACCCAGGTGTAGGCATTTCAGGCTTAGGCAACAACGGTGGTGGTGGAAATGGCTCAGGTAACGGCGGCGGTGGCGGTGGAGGTGCAGGTGGCGGTGGTTCATCTAGTCCTGGCGGCAACTCAGGTGGCGCTGGTGGTTCTGGCACAGCAAACTCAATTACTGGTTCATCTGTAACAAGAGCAGGTGGCGGCGGTGGTTGGGGTCCAGTTAGCCCAGGTGCTGCTGGTTCTGGTGGTGGTGCTGCTGGAGCAACAGGTACTAACTCGACCAACGGAACCGCTAATACAGGCGGTGGCGGTGGTGGAGGAAATCCAGGCAGTCTTGGTGGTTCAGGTCTAGTGATATTGGTGGTTGGATAATGGCACACTTTGCAAGAATAGAAAATAACATCGTTCGTGAAGTAATCGTGGTAAACAATGAAGTTTTACTTGACTCCGAAGGAGTTGAACAAGAAGACATTGGTGCTGCATTTTGCGAAGAACTGTTTGGCGGTACTTGGATTCAAACTTCCTACAATAAAAACTTTAGGAAACATTATGCTGGTGTTGGTATGACGTACGACCCAGTTGCTAATGAGTTTGTTATTCCAGAAGTAATAGAACATACAGAATAAAACTGTTCCTGATCATGAATTTAAGCTTCTCATGTTTTAATAAAGATGGTATAATATGTATAGGTTTTGTTTGTAAATAAATGGAGGTATTATAAAATGGCTATATCAGTATTTCCTGCCGCCAGTGGCGGCGTAACTCGTAAATCTGTAACATTTACATCCTCTGGAACATTTACTTTGCCAGCAGGTTATGACTCAAACAATCCACTTGTCTGTGAAGTTTACATTCAAGGCGCTGGTGGAGGGGGCGGTTCAGGTGGCTTCAACTCCAACCAAGGCAACGGTGGAGGAGGAGGTGGTGCGGGTTACTGTATGTACTTGCCATCTTTTGCTGCTACTTCTAACGTAACAGTAACTATTGGAACTGGTGGAGCAGGTGGTGCCGCTCAATCTTCTGCAAACGCAATAGGAAATAATGGAACTGCTGGCGGAAACACAAGTTTTGGAAGTTACACAGCGCCTGGCGGAGGTCGTGGAGGTGCTGGTGGTTATGATACTACTGATGGTAATAATGGTGGAAATATAACCCTAGGTGCATCTACAATTTATGGTGGAAGTACAAACTTTGCTGGCAAACCAAATGGCGGTCAACGCTCTGGCGGAGGTGGTGCTGGCGGAGGTGGTGCTGGTCATTACGCTGGAGGTGTTTGGGGCTACGGAGGACAAACAGGTTTTGACTTTGTTGCAAACGCTTCAGGCAACCAATTAAAAATAAAAAGAACCAATAGAGTAGAAAATGGTTTTGGACAAGCAGAAATAAATTATCAAAGTTATCCAGATATGACTGTCTCTGGGTACAGAGGCTTTGAGCCAACCTCTGCAACAGAGTTATTACTTTATGTTCCAGGCGGTGGAGGCGGTGGCGGTTGGTCATCTACTACCAATAGAGGTGCTGGTGGTGGCGCAGGTACTGCAATTGCAGGAGGTGCTGCTGGCGGAAACAATGTCGGTGGTGCTGGTACTGGAGAAACGGCAACTGTACTTGGTGCTGGCGGTGGTGGTGGAGGAGGTTGCTCTCAAGCAGCATCGTCTGGCGCAGGTGGCGCAGGAGCCAATGGCTCCGTAACAGTTATTTATTGGTCATAAGGAGATATATAAATGCCTAACTATGCAATTATTGAAAACGACAAAGTACTTAATGTAATCGTTGCTGACTCTGCTGAACTTGCTGCAGAACTAACTGGCAAAGAAGTTGTCGAAGCAACTGATGGATTATGGATTGATTGGACTCGTACTAATGGAGCCTGGTCAGCACCAGTTGAACCAGAGGTAATTATCGAACCAGAACCAGAGGTAGCTGAATGACTAAAGCAAGAGTAAATGCAGACAATGCATCTGCTGATATTCAAGGAGTAACAGCAGGTACAGGATTAACAGGTGGTGGTACATCAGGTACTGTAACACTTGATGTTGATACAACAACAATTCAGGCTCGTGTTGCAAATGTAACCGATACTGAGATTGGCTACCTTGATGGAGTTACTTCTGCTATTCAGACTCAGATAGATACCAAGGCTTCTGCCTCAGCAATCACAGATGCAACAACTACAACTGCTGCACGTGGTGCTGGTTATATGGGTGTACCACAGAGTTCTGCTGCTACAACTGGTTCATACACCATTGTCGCTGCAGATGCTGGTGAGCATATCTACTCAACTGCTACTCGTACAATTACAATCCCTGCTAACGCATCAGTTGCCTTCCCAGTTGGTACTGCAATTTCATTTGTAGCAGCAACTGGAGCAACTGTAACTATTGCAATTACATCTGACACTTTACTTCTTGCAGGTGCTGGAACTACAGGTTCTCGTACACTTGCACCATTTGGTATGGCTACTGCTATCAAAATCACAAGCACGTCTTGGATTATTAGTGGAAACGGATTGACGTAATGGGTGCTATTCAAACTGCATTGATTGGTTCGTTTGTCAAACCTAAACCAGTTGTAACAGGTGGAACACTCACATCTGATGCGACTTATTACTATCGTACTTTTACTGCAAACGGAACTTTGGGTGTTACTGTAGATACATTAAGTTTTAATTATGTAGTAGTTGCTGGTGGTGGTGGCGGTGGTGGTTCAGTCTACACAGCCGCAGGAGGGTGGTATGCAATCTCTGCAGGCGGAGGTGGTGGCGGTGGTTTAACTACGGGCAGTGCAAGTTTGCTAGGTAATTGGACCGTAACTATCGGTGCAGGCGGTGCAGGTCAACAAGGAACTACTGGACTTAACGGTTCAAATAGTTCTTTGAACGCATTTACTGGAACTGGAGGAGGCGGTGGAGCAAACGGAACAGCATCAAACGGAGGCAATGGCGGTGGTGCAGGTGCTTATATAGACCTATATGGCAACATTGGTATATATACTGCTGGAACTGGTTCGCAAAATTTTAATGGTGGTCAAGGCGCAGCCAGCGCAGGGGACCAAACACCTGCAGGTGGTGGTGGGGGTGGTGCTGGAGCAGTAGGACAAACAGCGCCAAACTCTAACCAAGGCGGTGCAGGTGGAAGTGGTGCTACTCAATTAGGTGTAACTCTTGGTGGTGGTGGTGGCGGTGGTTGCTATGGCGCAGGAGGAGCAGGTGGTGCTGGTGGTGGTGGAGCAGGTTCATCAGTAAACGGTGCTGGAACAGCAGGAACCCCTAACACAGGCGGCGGTGGTGGTGGGGGTGCGAACCTCAACTCAGGAAACGTGAACTCTATAGGTGGTGCTGGTGGCTCAGGTACTGTAGTTGTTCGTTATTTGAAAACGGCGGTGTAATATGTCACTTATCCCTGAGCAAGGATACAAACTGCTTATGTTTTAATAAATATGTTATAATAATATATACTTAACAGGAGGATAAAAAATGGCTCATTGGGCAGAAATTGATGAAAATAATATTGTTTTAAGAGTAACTGTTGGAGACAACAATGAGCCTGATGAAGGATATCAATGGCTAATTGATAATCTTGGCGGAACCTGGGTAAAGACTTCATATAATGCAATTGCAGGAAAACGTAGAAATCCTGAAACAAATGAAATTACAGATGAACCAGGATTTAGAAAGAATTATGCAGGTATTGGTTATACTTATGATTCAGTAAGAGATGCTTTTATTCCACCTATGCCGCCGACCACAATTGAAGATCCAAATAATGAGGGCGGGACAATAGAATTATCCTATACCTTTAATGAAGATACATGTAATTGGGATCTATCTTAATTTAAACATGGTATAATATATAATATAACGTCAGAGGGAGAGTGAACTTTGAATGGCAAATAAAGACTTTAAAGTTAAAAATAAGTTACAGGTTGCAGGTATTACTTCTGCTGGACCTGTCGTATCCGACGCTTCTGGAAATATAGATTCAACATCTTCAATTGCAACACAATTTGGCGGAACAGGAACAACAACATCTCCTACATCAGCAGACTTTTTGTATTCATCAGCTGGAACAACATATGCTCCAACATCTTTAGCGTCAATTGTTCCATTATGGACAGCAGTTTCAGTTTCTTCAAATATAACAATATCAAAAAATATTAATTATATGGTTGATACTTCTGCTGCTAGAACATTAACTCTTCCAGCCTCACCTTCTTTAGGAGATGAAATTCATATATTTGATGTAACTGGAACAGCAGCAACAAACAAAATTACAGTAAATTCAAATTCAAATAAAATAAATGGTTCTGTTCAAAATTTAGACATTGATGCAAATAATGCAGCAGTTGTATTAATTTATATCGGATCAACTTATGGATGGAGAGTATAGTTATGGAATTAAGTTATACATCAATTACAGGCGGATCAAGTATTCCTAAAGGAACAACAGCAAATAGACCAGACCCTGCATCAATTGGAGATTTTTATTATAATGGAACATTGGGAGCACAAGAAATTTATACCGCTTCTGGCTGGGTAACATTAGGAGCAATTCCAGGTACACCTACAGCTGCTGTAGCTACAAACGTTGGAACATCTCGTGCATTCAATAATGGAGCAGCATCTGTTGCTTTTACACCACCAGCATCTGGTGGATTTATTACTGGATATACAGTCGTATCATCACCAGGAGGTTATACTGCAACTGGAGTGTCTTCACCAGTTGTTGTAGAAGGACTACAGTCTAATACCGAATATACATTTACAGTAACTGCAACAAACTCATACGGAAACTCACTTGCATCCGCACCTTCATCAGCAATTACAGTAACAACAGTTCCACAAGCAACAACAATTGGAACTCCAACAACACCAACTGGAGTAGCATTTGGAGGAACCCTTACAGCATCAGTTCCAGTAACAGCTAACGCTACTGGTGGATCTGCGATCACGGGGTATACAGTTACTTCTTCTCCAGGATCTATTACCGCAACATCAGCTTCAAGCCCATTAACAGTTTCTGGCTTAACTGCAGGAACTTCTTATACATTTACTTCCGTTGCAACAAACGCTAACGGCTCATCTTCTGCATCTTCTGCTTCATCATCGGTAACCCCAGCTACAGTGCCACAAGCACCTACTATTGGTACTGCTACCCTCTCAGATCAGTCTGCATCAGTTACATTTACTGCTAACGGTACTGGTGGATCCGCTATTACGGGGTATACAGTAACTTCTTCTCCAGGCTCTCTTACTGCAACAGGATCTTCAAGCCCATTAACAGTTTCTGGTTTAACTGGAGGAACTGTTTATACATTTACAGTTACAGCAACAAATGCCAGTGGTACATCTGCGGCTTCTGCGGCTTCTAACTCTGTATCTCCAGCCGCAGCTAACTACACTTTGAGACTGACGGCTAATAATACTCAAAACTTTACTGTTCCAGCTGGAGCGCAACTAATGTCAGCCTATATTATTGGTGGTGGTGGAAGCGGAAATAGCGGTGGCAGTGCTTTGCAACCTGGTGGTACTGGTGGTCGAGCAGCAAGTGCCGTTGCTTTTGAAGAGTTTGCAGTAACCCCAGGCGATGTTTATGTTGTTACTGTAGGTTCCGCTGGCGGAACATCATCTTTAGGCTCCTTGGCCACTGCTCCAACTAACACTACCGCATCAAGCAATGTTGCGGGAGCAATTATAACCGCAAATGCAGCACCAAATGTAACTACGACAACAGCTATTGGATACACCAATCGTGCCAGAACTCAAATAACAAGAGGCTCAAGTGGTATGAGTGGTGGAAGTGGTGCCTATGCTGAAGCAAGCGAAAACTATGCAACAACAAGTAACGGTGGAGCAGGTGGCACAGGCGCTGCTTCGGGCGGAAATGGCGGAAATGGTGGAAATGCTAACTCGTCTTACGGTTCAAGAACGGTTAATGCTGGAAATGCAGGTAGTGCTGCAACTTCACACATTGGCTCAGGGGGCGGTGGAGGCGGTGGCGGTTCGCAAGCGGCAACTGAGATAGCTGGAAGTTATTTTACCAATAATTCTGCTGCAGGTAGTGGTGGTGCTGGTAGAGCAGGTCAAGTACTTATTTACACACGATAAAAGATAAATTAAAATAAAGGAGATTAAAATGGAAAAAACTTTTGCTGTTATTGAAAATGGCGTAGTAGTAAATTGTATTGTTGCCACTAGCAAGGAAGAGGCAGAAGAAGCCACCCAACTACAATGCGTAGAATATCTAAATGTAGAAGTTGGCTTTTATTATGAAAATGATGTATTTAGTAAGCCTACTGAATAGAACTTTTCAAGAGAGACAGCCATTTTTGTTAAATTAATTTTTTTATATTATACTCTATATTTTTAAGTTGCAAATTAAAAAGATAGATTTAAGAGGCAAATGATGGTAAAATAATATATGATTGATAGGGGGTTATAAATTGGCAGACAAAGATTTTAAAGTTAAGTCAGGATTAGATCTTGGCACCCCCCTCCCTTTAACAGAGGGCGGAACAGGACAAACATCTGCTAATAATGCTCTAAATGCATTACTTCCATTACAAACAGACAACACATCAAAAGTTTTACAAACAAATGGCACCTCCACATCTTGGGTAACATTACCAAATGGATATACAAAAGGTAATACAGCAAGTAGACCAGGATCACCTGCATTAGGCGACATACACTCAAATACACAAACATCATATATTGAGGTTTATACATCTGGTGGCTGGTCACAACTTGGAGTAATACCTACATCAGCAACAATTGGCACACCAACAGATGTTGGTACAAACGTTGCTTATGGTTCAGGATCAGTAGATGTTGCATTTACACCTGGCTCAGGCGGAGGACTTGTTTCATCTTTTACAGCATTATCATCCCCAGGAGCAATTAGCGCATCTGGGTCCTCTTCTCCAATAAGATTAACTGGACTTACTTTAGGGACAACATATACTTTTACAGTAACTGCAACAAACGGTTACGGTAACGCTCTTGCTTCAAGCGCATCATCTTCTCTTACACCAACATCAGTTCCTCAAGCACCTACTGTTGGAACACCAACAAACGTAACTGGAGTAGCGTTTGGATCTACAACTTCTGCCTCTGTTCCAGTAACATCCAATGCCACTGGAGGCAAAGCAGTTAGTAGTTTTACGGTAACTTCTTCTCCAGGTTCTTTTACTGCAACAGGATCTAGCCCAGTAACAGTTTCTGGTTTAAGTGCAGGAACTTCTTATACTTTTACAGCGATTGCAACAAATGAAAATGGTAACTCGTCTACAAGCAGTGCATCATCCTCTCTTACACCATCAACAGTTCCACAGGCTCCTACTATTGGAGCGGTTACTTCCGCCTATAAGAGCATACAAGTTGCTTTTACGGCACCTGCATCTAATGGTGGTTCCGCAATTACGAGCTATACCGCGACTTCTTCTCCTGGTGGATTTACTGGCACAGGTGCCTCAAGCCCAATTACAGTTTCAGGTCTTGCCGATGGAACTTCTTATACATTTACAGTTAGAGCAACTAATGCCAATGGAACTTCTATTGCATCTGCGGCATCTGCCTCAGCCACATCGACAACCAGCGAAGTATTTTTAATTACTTCAACACAAGCATTTACGCCATCATCATACCCAGCAACATATACAGCACATCTTCTTGGAGGTGGCGGTGGTAGAGGTGGTAGTTCCAATGTTTACAATCAGACGGTTAGTAATGCCTCTGGTTCTCAGCAATTATTAGGTAGTTCAGATAATTACGAAGGCGGTTCTGGTGGAGGTGGTTTTTATACAACAGGAAACGTGACCATTAACTCTGGGTCTGTTACTGCGACAGTCGGCGGTGGTGGAAGTTCGGGGTTAGGTACGCAGAATGGCATATACACTAGCAACAATGCAACTAGAACTGCTGGAAATGCTGGAGGAACAACTTCTTTTAGTAATCTAAACGCCGCTGGCGGAAATGGCGGTGGGGCGGCACCAAATGCTAACAATTCTGGTGCGGGCGGTAATGGAGGTTCAGGTGGTGGAGGTGGTGGTGGCAGTTTCAATTACGCAGATGGTTATGGAGGAAGTTCTAACAGCACCACTAATGGAGGGATTGGAGGTTCTGCTGGAAATGCTGGGGGCTCAGGTGGTAGTGGTAACTCTGGTGGTACTGGCTCTAGCGTTGCTGGCTCTGGACCAGGAGGAAGCGGTCTAAATAGAAATGTTATTAACTATGCTGGGATCAATATATCGGGAACAAATTATGGCTCAGGGTCTAGAGGGCAAGGTGCAGGCAGCAACGCCAACGCCACCGCAGGATTTATTCTTTTATCGAGAAATGCTTAGGAGAATATAAAATGAATTTTGGAATTGTAGAAAATAATACAATAATAAATGTAATAGTATCAGAAAGCATTGAATCTACACAAGAGCTTTTTCCTGAATATGAAGTTGTAGAAATTTTTAATCAAAATATGGGTATAGGTTGGAAAAAAGATGTTGATGGTGTTTTTAAAACAGAAAAACCAAATTATGATTCAGTATGGGCAGATGATTTAGGTGGATGGCTTACTCCAGAAGAGTACGAAAGACACCTTGAACCAAAAACAGAAGAGCAAATTTTAATAGAATTATTGCAAAAAAAATTAAATTCTAACAATTAAAATTGTTTTTAATATTTTGTGTACCCTCAAGTAAACAAAATACAATTTAGAAAGAATGAAATGACAAATATTAAGTTTACAGATACATTTGGGGTCTCGGAAGAATATCAACCAAAACCTGCAAGTCATTTTATTCCAGATTGGTATAAAGATTTAAACTCTTATATAGGTGAAAAAAAAGTTCCTAACGGAACTGCTCTAACACCTGGAACAATTAAAAGATGTATGCCAGTTTTTGATGCTATATCTGCTGGATACATTATTGTTTCACCTGCTGATATTTATGTATCACAAAAAGAAGATGAAGAAGGCAAAATAAGCGCTTACTATGAATGGGCAAACTATGGGCTTATTGAATTTCACCCAGTAGAACAAGCACCAAGCCATCCTGATCGGAATGAGCATATCGCTTATCCAAAGTGGTTGAATCCTTGGGCAATCACAACCCCGCCTGGATACTCCGTATTATTTGTTCAGCCTTTACATAGAAAGTCAGTTTTTACAATCATGCCAGGCATTGTTGATACAGATACATATAATGCGGCCGTTAATTTTCCGTTTGTATTGAATGAGCCCAATAAATTTGAGGGACTTATACCTGCTGGTACTCCCATCGCTCAGGTCATTCCTTTCAAACGAGAGTTTTGGGAAATGTCTATTGGAGTTGAAGCTGATTTAGTAAAAAACAACAAAATAGGCACAAAACTACGCTCTAAATTTTTTGACTCTTACAAAACGCAATTTAGGGAGATTAAACAATACAGGTAATTTTTGTTAGCAATAGCCAAGGTATAGTCCTGCATTTGTAATAAAATAATACTTTTATAGAAATAAATATAAAGCAGTAACTTTGGATTAAATAACACTAATACAGTATAAGCATTTACAATAACTGCTTAAAATAGTAGAATAGATACTATGAATCTAGTACAAAAATCAATATCTAATGGGGGGAATTTAGTTCCTCTTGTTATTCCCGCCGATATTTCAGACGGAATGGGGTTAATGAATCCATCTATCTTTATTGATGATGATGGAGATATACTAGTAAATATACGAAGAGTTAATTATACACTTTACCATTCAGAAAAAGATCAGAACTTTTTTAGTCCTTGGGGACCATTATCATATTTGCATCCTGAAAAAGATCAGAGGCTGGTCACTACTAACTACCTTTGCTTATTAGATAATGATTTAAATATAACTAAGTTTACTAAGGTAGACTATTCTAAATTTGATGTTCCGCCAATTTGGGAGTTTGTTGGCGAAGAAGATTGTAGAATTACACAATGGGATGGAGAGTATTATCTTATTGGTGTTCGCCGTGATACAACTCCAAATGGGCAAGGCCGCATGGAATATTCTAAGATTCAATTAGATAAAGAAAACTGGACTGCAACAGAAATTCAGCGTGTAAGAATTCCAGCTCCAATTGATGAAGCAACATCATATTGTGAAAAAAATTGGATGCCCATACTAGATCAACCATATAATTTTGTTAAGTGGGCAATGCCTACAGAAATAGTTAAGGCTAATCCAGACAAGCCAGAATGTGAACAAGTTGTTGTTAAATCTACTCCTGCCGCTCCAATTGATCAAAGAGGTGGAACCAATGTTATTAAATGGGGCGAGTATTATATTACAGTTACACATGAAGTAAAACTATGGAAGAATTATTTAAAGCAAAAAGATTCAATATATAGACATAGAGTAATTGTATGGGATAAAGATTTTAACTTTGTTGGGTTAAGTAAGTCATTCTCATTTCTTGATACTCCAATTGAGTTTTGTGTAGGTGCAGCAATTAAAGATGAGAAACTACTACTAAGTTTTGGTATTCAAGATAATGCAGCATTTATATTAGAGGTTCCGTCAAATGTTGTAAATGAGATTATTACGGAGGCAATGGCATATGGGAATTAAAGAATTAACAGTAGAACTCTCATCTAATCCGTTTGATGTTCAGATTAATTTTGATTTAGCTCAAGCCTACGACGCACAACAGCAATATGCTTCAGCAGCTGGATTTTATTTAAGAGCGGCAGAATTTGGCTATAAAACTCATCCTCTAATTACATATACATCATTACTTAGAATGGCTATATGCTGGACGCATCAAGGCGATAGGAATAAGACTGTTCATAATAATATCATGCAAGCAATAGCCTATCTGCCAAATAGACCAGAAGCATATTTCCTACTATCAAGAATTAATGAGCGCAATAAGATGTATCAAGACTGCTACACATTTGCCGAAATGGGATTGCTGTATGCCACACACACATTCCATCAGCCTCTTCCAGGATACGTTGATTATAATGGCGCATACTGCCTAATGTTTGAAAAAGCAGTCTCAGGATGGTGGCTTGGGAAAAAGGAAGAAAGCAAATCCCTATTCCAGCATTTATTAGATGATCACAAGATGGCTCCAGAATATGTTACTGGATGCCTTAACAATTTGAAGTTGTACTAATATGTTTCCTAATTGGTTTAAAGATGTAGAGAAGTATTTCCGTCATGTGCCAAATGAGCCCCTTCGTGCTTTGCAAATTGGCACATACACGGGAGATGCTACAGAATGGCTATTAAATAATAGAGAATTAGAATATCTTCACGATGTAGATACATGGGGCGGAAGCGAAGAAATTGCTCATGAATCATTAGATTTTAATTCAGTAGAAAGCTATTATGACTCTAGGTTTAATGATAATCGTATTTATAAATATAAAATGACAAGCGACGAGTACTTTGCCTCAAATAAATCACAGTTTAATTTTATATACATTGATGGAGACCACACAGCATTACAGACATCATTAGACGGATTAAATGCATTTAGATTGCTTGAATCAGGCGGTGTAATGGCTTTTGACGATTACCTATGGAACTATAACGGTAACCGCTTTTTAGAGCCTAAGAGAGGCGTTGACGGCTTCCTAGAGGTATGTAAGGATCAGTACACGGTGATAGAGTCTGGATATCAAATGTGGATTAAAAAATGTTAGTAGTTATTTACGGCAAAGGATTGTGGTCATCTTGGAAAGATGCCTTGGGAGCAGAATCTGACTTTTGGAAAGGATTCTCATCAATTGAAAAAGTCATAGAAGTTGATGATATTGACTTCCCCCTGGAAGATGCCTGTAAGAATTACAACAAGGTTGTCCTTATACCGTTATCGGTACAGGATAATTTCAACCATCCCAAAGGGTGCCTTACTCTAGTTTCTTCGCATGA